GAAGCGAACGCTAACGGACAACTATACTCCATGTCATTCATGGATGAGCTAGGTATAAACGAAAAGAGTAACTTGCTAGATAAAGTCACTCATGGCTCAGCCATATTCTTTAACGCTGCGGAGCGGTTTAACCGCCAATCTACACTTATAGCTACATACAACTTGGTGCGTAAGCAAATGGTTGACAAGGCTAAAGCAGGTAAAAAGTACTATAGTGAGTTTGATGGTAAATTTATCGACCCTAAAACGTCAACTGCGGAACTTCGTAAGTTTGCTGCTAGGGAAGCGTTGTATATAACACAACAAACAAATGGTGGTGCTGTACTAGAGACCGCCCCTAGACTCACGCAAGAAGGGTGGGGACGTGTGGCGGGTATGTATAAGAGCTTTGGCTTGCAGATGTACTACACGTTGTTTAAGACATATAAAATAATGATGGCCAATAAGTTTGCTAAGACTCCAGAAGGCAAGGAACAAAGAAACGTGGCGTTTAAGCAGTTAGTTGGCATACATATGAGTGCCTTGTTCTTTGCCGGTGTTTCAGGTATTCCTATATATGGTATTGTGCGAACCGTCGTTGACATGTTCCTAAATGATGATGATGACGATGTAGACACTATAGTTAGGAAAGCTATTAAAGAAGGGCCATTTAAAGGTGTTGTGTCTGAAGTGCTTGGTGCAGACGTTGCCTCTAGGATAAAACTTACTGACTTAATCATAAATGAGAACAGGTTTAGTAACAGTGAAAGCCTAGAGCAGGGAATAGGTTTCTACCTTGGTGGCCCATTCCTCAGTACCCTAAATAGGTTTTATAGAGCCGCTGGCGATTACAGTCAGGGAAATTACCATGAAATGTTTGAGGGTATACTGCCCCCTGCACTTGGGAATGTTAAGAAGGCCCTTCGTTACTCTATGGACGACGGTATTAAGACTAGGCGTGAGGACTATGTGCTACGCGATCTAAGCACTGGCGAGTTAATGGGTAAAGCGTTTGGGTTTGCTCCTACCGAGTACACGTTTAGGCAGGCTAAGAATGCTAGAAACAAGAAAGTAGAAAACGCGGTTATAGCTAAGGCGGTTGACTTACGTGAGAAGTATTTCCAAGCGGTGCGTAGATCAGACCCCGACGCGATTAAAGACATAATTAATGACATTGCCGAGTTCAACCGCAAGCATCCCGCGGCGGCTATATCCAACGACCAGCTAAATCAATCCGTAAAACGCCATTTCGAGACTAGCGCTAGCATGGTAAATGGTGTGACTGTCAACGACAGGTTAAGGAACGACATAGAAAGAAGTAACGAAAATTGGTCTAGAGGCTTTTAAAAAAACTCCCCGATGCCTCGGAACATCAGGGAGTAAGGAAAGTAACAGAGTAGCGAAGGGGAAGTGCTACTCCATATCCTAAAACTTTATGTTGTACGCCATATACGTACTCCTAACTTACCACTTTCTATGGTGGTCTTGGCTTTATACTTCCAGCCTTTTCTTTTGAATATCACATTAACTTGTTCTCGTGTCTTACGTGCGTTTATGCAAGGCACGAACACTGAAGCGCCAACTCCCATTTTGTCCCAACGTACAATAATCCGTACGCCATCAGGTGCTATGTCATCAAGTTTCCGCATCTTCTTCTATATCAACCGCAGAACAATCTATGCAGAACACATGAGTTAGAGGCATCTTTGTTGATGTACCTTTAGTAAGCCTTATCTTTACATACTTACCCTTGAACTTAGCTTTAAGCTCTTCTATCGTAGAAGTGTAGTTTATCTGTTGCGCACCACACCACGATTTCAACACTTTAGGTATCACGTATAACTTCTTAACATCAGTCTCATACCTTCCTACTAGCTTGTTGCGAGGGTCAGACTCGGGTATTACTAAGTCGTCCATACCATTACCGTGGCCCTTGCGCATATCATCAGTGCTTTTGATTTTTAGTATGCTACCCCAATGCTCGTGCACAAAGTCGTTCAATAAATCTGCCGTAGAAGACATTAGATCGTTAGACGTAGCACGGTTCTCTTGTAATAGTTTAAGAACATACTTAAAAAACTTCTCAGTGTCATAGTCAATTAGCCCTATGCGTTTAGCGATCAACATACCTGTAACCGATGCAGTAGCGCCTGCTGACCAGAACCTATCTTGTGCTGTAAGTCCTGCGGCTTTATCTAACTTCTGTTGCACTTCTATTAACAGGCGTTGTACTTCTTCTATGTTATCCATAACCCACTGCATGTAGATAACTCCTGCTGTACCGTACGTGTTCTCAGCGCGAGTAGCGAATGCATCTGTAAGGTGTTTAGTCTTAGATGCATCAAATAACTTTACTGCCCTAGTTTCTAGCATACGAGCCGCTTCGGCCTTCGGGGCATTCTTGAAAGTGCTGATACGTTCTATCACACTAGTGTTGCCTGTAGATACAGATAACAAACTCCAAGGCTCACCACGTGTCCTTTCTGTATTAGAGTTACCTGACATACGATTACGTTGCTTACCGCTAGTTAACTGATACACAAGGTCAGATAGTTGTTCACCCTTACCATTAGTTAACTCGTCAATATATAAAGGTAGGTTCTTGTATACCTCACCACGCAACATAACTGAGTTACGAGTATCCTTGGCATCAACTACTAACTGCTTTGGGTTGCCCCAAACAGACGCTCCTACGTACATAGCGGTGGTCTTACCTAACCCAGAGTCCTTACTATGCACGTGGAAGCCCGAACATGAGACTGGCATAAGCGCCATAAGGGGTGAACCGAAAGAAGTAGCTACCATGTACTGATGTAACTCAAAGCCATCTCTGTTGTAGAAATTAGCCATATCCTTCCATTGTTCCAGAGAACCTTTAGGCTTAAACGCGCTCATCAAACCTGCTGTTGCCTGTGATGGTGGGTTACTCTTAACACCATTTTTTGATATTTCTTGATTGCCTACAACAAACGCATCATGGTTATCATCAGTCCAACCAAATTGAATGCGAGCCTTGTCGGCTTTTGTAGTAGCCTGTAACTCGTTAATCCAAGTAGTCATATAAGTCATAAGTTTATCCATCTTTGTTACTGCCACGCCTTGCATGGACATTTGCTTTCTAAATTCTTCTCGCGAGGTTATAGCTGTAAGAGGTACAGTGAACTCACGCACGCCATCTTGTGGTAGGTGTAAACGTATTACCACAACTTCACCAAGATCTACATCTACAATACGGTTCACGATATAAATGTCGTTGTGGTATATAAGTTCTTCGTCTGGTTCGCCTTCATCGTTAGATGTGCGTATATAAACACCACCATTATTAGCGCCCCTAAAGTAGGGCTTAGGGTATGTCGGAATCACATACGTAGTAGTAGGAGTATTCGGTAAGTCCAACGCAGGTACTTCTACTACATTATCTTCTGGCGTAGCTTCTCTTACACTGCTACCCAACGATATGGGAGACTTTATCTTGCCCCAGTGCGGACATTGTGTACATACGTCAGGCTTAAACTCATCAAAGTGGGAGCACAGGTAAGGCCCTTTAATCTTATCGAACTTATCCTGTGTCTGTTCTGGAGAATATTCAGGGTGGTTCTTAGACATAACGTGGGCGGCTTTCTTACCATCAGAACAGAACTTAGCAATAGATAATCCTGCACGCCATATAGGTTCGCTACACTCATCTTGATTAACTACTATGTCAACCAACTGCGCACAGCTAGATTCTCTAGTAATAATATCTTTGAACTTGTGTTGCTTGTTGCCCATCAACGCTTCCATCATAGCGGTGGCAGGTTGTGACTCTATTTTCTGAGGTACTGGTATCTGGTCAGCACCAATCAATTTAGCAAACGCGTCAAGGCTTACAGGCTCAGGTACGTGTTCACTATAAAATTCAACGGGGGATGGTGGCTCAGTCTTGTGGTTGTGTGTCGTTGGTATGCGCAGTACCCTAGCCGCATCGGCAGTTACTGATGGGTCAATTGTAAACCCATGATTCTTACACAACTGTTTCAAGTGATCTGCAACAGGCTTCCAATCGTCCCTGCTAACAGCTTCAGACAAAGGCCAGTAACAATGTACCCCCCTGCCAGAATCAACTAGTAGTGGGCGAGGTAATTCAACCTTTTTACAAAATCTTTGTAGGGCTTGAAGACCTTCCTTCTTGGTTGGATAATCTCTGCCTTCCCCGCAGTCGATGTCCATAAAGAAAGATTTTAACTGTTTTACGTTGTCAGCTACACGAGAACCACTTTCTTCAAACGTAGCCAGTGCAAAGTATGGGCTATACCCACGAGCATCTAGCTTACGTGCTTCTTGTAGTAACGAATCATACGTTGTATGAAACGTTTGTGGTCTATCGTTTTGGCCTAGCTTGACCGCAAATAAACAGTAGTATCCTTCATTCCCCGTTACTTTATCGAGAAATACTTCTGCTTCCATAATACATTCCTAATTCCGAGGGTGGAGATAGCAGGGGCGCATGACGCGCCCTTTTCGGTAATACCTAGCTAAGTTTTTTGGACTAGTCGTCCCAGTCGTCTACGATTGATGCAATATCAGCGTCAGACTTTTTTGGTTTTGGTGTTGCTTTTTTACTGACTTTTTTAGGTTCAGGAGTTTTTTCTTCCCCGAACTCAGCTTCAATAACATTAGTTGCTGATTTAGTTTCTACAACTTCAAAAGGATTATCTTCAGAAGAGAACTCAAACCCACCTTCAACAGCGGAGAAAGGTGATGATGCTTCCATTGGTACGTACTTAATAACCTGTACCGCTTTCAAACGCAGTGAGATTCCTGCTTCACGCATGTTGTAGGGCACAAATATAACCGCAACATTAACTGTACTGCCAGTAGTAAGCATGAAATCTTCAGGTAGTTTAACGCCTTTGGAATCATATTGTACAGGTTTAAATGTAGCTTCCTTACCATAAGCACCTTTAAGGGTAGCTTTATAAGTATACATACCATCATCATCTTTGGCGAATGGCATCTCAACTTTCTCAGGCCAACCTTTTTCTTTACGTGCTTCATACGCCTGACACATACCCAAGTATAATTCTTTAGCTTGGTCTTTGGTCATACGAAACTTCATCTCGTATTTAGCGCCATCTTCAAATGGGTCACATGGTACAGTACGATTCTCAGCGTTATCGAACTTGTATGTTTTGTTAATACGAGGCCACTGAGCCTCAACGTTTTGTATCATAAAAGTGCTATTTTGATTAGCCATAACTATTTACCTTAAATAAATTAATTCGCGTTTATATCAAACCCACCTTCCACGCTACCAAAGGGTGATGGTTCATTAGTAACAGGGACGAATGATGTGATAGCACGTTTAGTGTCTTCGTGTACCACCATCTCTGATACTTTAATCCCCAACCCCGAGTCGAGAGGTCGAACAGGTTTAAAATAAAGTTTTGGGACAACGCTGTCTTTATCAAACGTAATGTTTGTGACAACGCTAGTAACTGATGTATCGTGCGCAGATAGATAGCGAGCATATTCTTGCATGCCCATATTACCATTAACTACCCTACCAAATATTGAACTGGCAGGTATCTGCAACTGATACACCTCATCGAGGTTTCCCTCAAATACAACTGCAAGGCGCTGTTGAAACCGACAAGCCCTGCCACCATTCTCTCCTGAACCACGTACGTTTTGTGTGCAGTCCATACACCTACGTGCTTGCACGTTATCTTCTGATACATTCGGGGATGGTGTTTGTGTGTCGTCTGACCAACATACTGGGGCAGTAGACTTATTAGGGTCAAACTGATTACCAAAATATGATCTAGACACAGGTGCGGCATTCACAATGATTACGTTTACAGCTTCGCCAATAGTAGTTTGTTCGCCACCATCAACATCTGTAAATACACCACCACGTATGCTTAACCTTTTCACTAGAAATCCTCATCTAGGGTTTCAGGGTTAAACTCAAAGTCACTTACAGCTTCCTGAACTACCGAGTCTTTATTGGTATTCAAAAAGGCGTTTTCAATCCCTTGAAGGTTATAACGATAAGTGTTACCTATCTTTACATATAAGTCTTCGGGTATCTTACCTTGACGTAACCACTGACGTACGGTGTGCTTAGATACACTAAACTTATCCGCTACATCACCAATTGGTACAAAATTATCTGACATTACTTTCTCCTCACTGATACAACATATTCAGAATCTACGTTAAGACCTTTAGGTACAAGGTCGGGGTTCTCTTCCAAAAACTGCTTCATATTGCTCTGATTGACACGCTTGTCTAGCAGTTCAGGTGCTTCTTGCTGAAGTACAAACTCATGCATAGAAGACCAATCACTAGTCCAATAACGTGTTCTAGCAGAACGGTAAAACAATCCCGCAGAAGTCCTTACACTATCGACACCTTGATCTTCACAGTAGTCCAGTAAAGCACG